CGGAGCATTGTTTTCTCCGCTTGCGTCATACTCTCTATGTCCGCGTCAAGTCCATTCTTTAACGCCCATTCTTTCAATGTGGCTTGTGTTAAATCCAAGCCGTATGTTCTTACATTGCTACCCTCGGTTTCCCGATATTTATTAGGGGATTAGACTATCTCATAACCCTTTTCGGGTTGCTGATACTTCGAGTGGTGCTAATCTCCACCCTACTCCCTTTCGGGATAGTCGTTACACGATTTCAGATAATTCTGAACTTCCGCACGGTATTGTCCTCGCCTTTACGTTAGGAGTTTTACCGTTAGCAAACAATCATTGATTGTTCACACCGCTTTTGCTTGCGTTCTTCAGCTTTTCCATAGCGCATTTCTACGCTACGCCACTAAAGTCAATGGTCGCGTCTGTCCAGTGAAGATAGCTTCCAAATCCTCTGCTACATCTGCCTGTTCGACATTGTAGAATGAAGCCATATCCGCTGTCAGTTTTGTTAAGTTCATTGACACGCTTGATAAGCTGTCCGATAACTCAACATAGCCGTTTGTCTGCTCATTCAAGAATGAATTTGCCTTGCTGATGAGGTTCGAGCTGATACCCATAGCCGAACCCATAGCCTGAAAACGGCTTGCATATTGCTTTGCCGCAAGTTCTGACATACCAAACTGCTGAATTGAGTTCTCTGTGAAGTCCTCAACCACGCTTGCCATATTGCCAAACGTGACATCAACCACATTCTGAACCTCTGTCAAGTCTGATGATATGTCGATTGCGTCTGATAACTTGCTAAACGCTCGTAAGATAAGCCAATACGTTGCGTAAAACTTACCAAACGCCGCCGCAAGTGAATTTGTCTTTTTGGTCGCTTTCGTCGCTGACTTGCCGAAAAGGTTTAGTCCGCTTGAAAGCTGTGAGGTTGAAGCTCCTGTTGCTTTGACAGATGTTGCCAGTTGCGCCAGTGCCTGTGTCATTGACAGGATATTTGAGCTGACTTCTGGTGCTGTTGATAGCGTGACAAATAGCTGTTTTAGGTTCTCTGCCAGTATCGGTATATTTGTTGTCGCTCGTCCACTTGCTGTACTTCCCAATTTGCTGATTGCAGCTACAAGGTTCGTAAGGTTCGTGGTGTCAAACGACATAGCACCAATATCATTAAACGTGGCTATGAAGTTTTGCAATAATGCTGTCAGTTCGGGCAGATTAGACATTGTTTTACTTATCTGCTTGCCGCCCAACTTATTGACAGTATTTGCAAATGTGTTAAGCCCTGTTATGTCAAAGGTTATGTTTCCTGCGCTGTTTATCTGCTCTACCGCTGTTTTAAGCTGTGAGCTGACATTCTTTAGGTTGGAAATAGCTGTTGTGGAACTTTCTTTTGACAGCGTGTTTATCGCATTGAAAACGCCTTTAAGCCCTGATACGTCAAAGTTTATTGAGCCGACTGTATTTAAACCGCTTACAAACTCAACAAGGCTGTCCTTGATTTTCACAAGATTGTCTGTGCCTTTGGTCGAGATACCATTCACCATACTGATGATTTCTTTCATAGTCGTGGTATCAAAACCAACTGTTGTTGTACCGCTGTCTGCTTGTTTGGTCTGTTCGTTTACTGCTTTGATAGCGTCGTAGACATTCTCCATACTTTGCGCTACGGCGTTTCCTGCTTCCTCAGCGTCTACCTGATAAGCCTGTACTCCGTTTCGCGCATTCTGCAATGCCCTGTCTACGGCTTCTATCTGTTCCTCGATTGTGAGAAGTTCGCCGCCGTTGCCAAGACTATCAAAAACACCTGCAAATCGTGATTTCCACTCCTGTGCAAGCGTGTCAAGTGGCGTTCCCTCTGTTGTTGACAACTTCTGCTTTAGCAATCCGTCAAGGTTCAACCAGTTCTCGCCTAAGTCTTTCATATCCTGTGGCGATATTCTGATTTTGCCGATAGACTGAATTGTCTGCAAGAACTCCTGCGCTGCGCTGTCGTATTCGCGGATAGAGCTTACTCCATCCACTATACTATCTCTCAACTTTACAAACGCTGTGTTCTGCTTGTCGAAGTCATCTTCACTCATTGCCTGCGATAACTCTTTGGCTATGCTTTCCATCTCAGCGATGATTTTTTTATCAGTTATACCAAAAGCGTCCGCAAGGCTATTTGCCATTTTTTTAGCCGATTTATCTATGGTGTTCTCCATACCTTGTAGGGCTTTATCAAGTCTTAAAGAATTTAGAGAGTCTCCAAAATTTCTCAAGCTTTCCGACATTTTGTCGAAATTGTCAAATCTCACTTTATCTATCTTTTCAGATAGTACGCCGATTTTGCCTACGAGCTTGTTTATCTCTGTTAAGGCATTATCCGCGCTGGCAGAGAGTTTTATGTCTAAACTATTATCTCCCATACCTAGTTAATCACCTCGCTTTCGCTCTTTTGCTTCTTTGGGTGATTTATCTCGAAGTTAGCTTGCATAGCGAGTAATCCAGCAAGGAATTTTTCACGCTGCCTCTGTAGCTTTTCTTCCTCGCTGTCGTGGTTCATTGTGTATAGAATAGGCTCTTTTATGAACTTGCTTCTTGCCTTACGTCCTGCAAGACAATGTTCAACTGCTGTCGCAACCGCCGATAAAACATAATTTCCGCATATCAACCACGCTTGGGTGTCCTGCTGTTTCTGTTCTACGTCGTGCGCCAGTCTGTAAGGCTCTAAATCGTGCGGATTTGAGTTATCTATGTCCGCAACGCTAAATCCATAGCCCTTAGTCATAACAAGCCAATATGGGCGGATTTCGCTACAATATGAACTCCACGTTAATTCTCTACGACTTCCAACTGCTTCTTGTTCTTGGCTTTCACTTTCTTCTGTTCCTCCTTGAACAGTTTTGATAAAAAACCATTTTCCATAAGCTCCGTCTGCAATGAACCGAACAACGCCTGAACATCTGCGTCCTCCTGCTCAAAGTATTCGTCAAGAAGTGCATAGACCTTGTTCAATGCCTGCTTCTTCTCTGCCGCGTTGTCAGCGTCAAAGCCGTACTCATCAGCGTGGAATTTCTGCAAGCCGATAAGGAACATCTCAGGCACAATCTTCAAAATCTTCTCAACCGCTGAAAGCTGGTCGTCGCCGTTGTTGCCAAGTTCTGCTAACTTTCTTATCAAATCATTCTTAACTGTTGCTCCGTATGAATAGTAAACTTTGTATTCTTTTCCATTGATTTTAATAGCTGTCATATTAAACTCCTTAAAAATAAAAAGGGGCAGTTTTCACCGCCCCAAGTTAATTAGTCAACGTCTGTTGTCGTAAAGGCAACCTTTGTGTCAAGTCCCTTGTATTCCTCGATTGTGAGGTTCATATCTACAGTCAAAAGCTCGTTCTGTCCGAACTCAGGCTGTGGGATTTCTGATGGTGGCTGTGCTACAACGAAAAATCCCTGTGTAACATTAGGGATAATTGTTTCAAACCACATCTTACCGCCCGTACCTCTGCTCTCGTATGCAGAAATAAGAGTTTTCCACTCTGCCGCTGTTTCCTCTGTGAAGTTTACTGTTACAGGGAATGAACCGCCTGTATCTGCTCTACCCTCAACATACCTTGAAATGTAATCTTCAAGGGCTGACGCGTCTATCTGCTCTGTTTCAAGGGAAATGCCGCCGATAGAGTTAATTCTGTTAAGCTGTGTAAAGGACGTAGGCTTTGTTTCGCCAGTACCGATACCATAGCCAAAAGTAATACCAAGTGTTGATATACCTGCTTCCATTTGCTTACCTCGTTTCTTAAAAAATTTGCATAAAAAAAGAGGGCTTATGCCCTCTGTTGTCTATCTACCATTTGACTGTGTTGTTCGCTCCGATAGTCCATCTTGCGCGGAGTGTATACCGATAAACCGATACATCAGAATAAAGTGGTGTAGGCTGTTGAACAATATCCATATTTTTACTCAGGATTTCAGCCACATAGTCCGCTATCTCTCTGCAAGTGCTTTCAGAGTTATTTGTGAACACGTCAATTTGATACATTTGCTTTACGGCATTTACGCCGCTGTCGAAAGTCTGTCCGACTTCCTCGCCCTCTGCAAGATATATTCTCACATAAGGGAATTTAACGTCTGATTTCAAGAAGTAGTCCGTTCCAGTATCTAAGTCTGTGTACTTCGGGAATTTCTGCTTTAAGTAATAATTCACCGCTGCATTGACATTAGATTGTAATGTCTTTCCGTACCAACTCAAACGCTGTCACCTCTACTTTCCGAAAATTTCTCGTTTCTTTGCAGATATTTGGTTTTGCATTTCCACATAGGCGTTATACATAGGCATTGACGGCACAATTCCGTATGAGTGGTGTAATTTGTCGTCAAGGTCTACCCAATACCAGCCCTCATCTTGATTAGCGTGTGTCTGACCGGGAAATGAACCTCGCCCCATAAGTACG